TTCCTTTCTTTTTTATCAAACCTTTCATCACTCGCTTGATCTCTCTCTTTCTCTTCGGCTTCTTCTATATCTTTGTCTTTTTTTCTCTTTTCCTCTTTTTTTTTAGCGACGAATTTATCCCATGTTAATAAACTCGTATTATGTTTTTCATCTAAAAATACAGTACCATTACTGTCAATAAATCCTTTCTGTATATAACTGTTATATTCTGGTATTAGCAACTTAATGAACTCATAATCTTCGAGTCGTTTATAGTATCGCTCCATAATACTGCTTTCTGTGAGATCTGAATATCCTTGTTCTTGCTCACTCACGGGTTGTTCGACAAACGTAGGTTTTATGGGTTGTTCGCTAACACGAGGGATATAACTGTCCGAAGGTTCGAAAGGTGTAGGCATAGTTTTTTTGGTCTAAAGTAAAGTAAAGTAAAATATATAATATCAAGAGAAAATAATTATTTCGCCAAGATTTCGTGTCGGACGTGCATGAGGTGATGGGCGAGTTCGGGTGGATTTTTGGGGACATATTTTTGTAATTTGGCGCGTTTGGTGGATGCAAGTAAAGTGGTCAAGTCTGCATTTTGTGTGAATTTGGCGCGTACAGCTTGTAGATGTTCTTCGTGTTTGGTATCTGGGTCGATATCTTTGGTTTTCCGTTTGATTTTATAGTATTCGCCTTCTTTTCCTTTATGTAATTTGAGAGAAGCTTCGGCTTTATCTAAATGACGAGCAATTTCGGAGGATTTATCACTTAAGGAAAATGCATGATATACTTCCGGATGACCCGTTTTAAAGCGTAATGCCAGCATATAATGTTCTACAGAAGCCCATAATTTATTATCTACTTCGAATTGATATTTGGACCATGAGTCATCCAGCATACGACGCCAATGTTTTCTCTCGTCGGCTTCTTCTTTGGTTTGTCCTTTTAAGAAACCAAGTAATTCTGTAAAATAACCATCTTGCAAAATACCATCAGTAGAACCATTTGATGCAATATCGCCTTTTCCTTTTCCGGGGGCAACGCCTAATGCGGATTTTTCGTAAAACTGTAAAGCCGGTTTTTCATCATATGGTTTCTCTCGTGATGGTTTCTGTACAGAATCACCAGTGTCATCTAATTCATCCAAAGCATCCAAGCCGTCTTGTGCGCCTGCATCATCTTCGTCGTCTTCTTCTACAATCCCAATATCATGTTTGAATTGTCGGAAATCCTTTATATATGCAAATGGACCAGCTTGTTTTTCGAGACAAGTAAGAATCACTTTGACTTTTAAATCATAGGGTAATTCTGTAAAGGTAAACATGGCGCGTTTATTATATGTCACTAAATCGTAATGATTCCCTCCCATTGCATAATCCAGTAAAATATAATGAGTTGGTTCATAATTCTTGTATTTTGAATCATCATCTTCGCGTATGGTACAGCGCATAATTCGGTGTTCCTCGTCGGAGTTCTGTAGAATCAAAAACTTGATATTAAGCAAACGTTCTAATGTCGAGATTGCCCAGCTATCTGCCCAGAAATCATCGGAACGGACGTAATCTGTATATTTGTCGAGCATACGATGTTGGCTGCGTTTCTCATCAGTAGTGGTATCATACAGAATGGCTTTCATAAATGCAAAATGGCGCAAATTTTCTGTATTCGTAGTTTGTTGTACTTGAATGGAATCTTTTTCTATCCGATTTCGGTTAGACATATCCACTATTTTACGGGCTTGTTTACGGTCGACGGAAGGATTCGCTTGGGAACGTTTCAAATCTTGATATTGTTGTGTATTTTGTTCTAATTCTGTAGAAAGATTATTCTTTTCTTTGGCAAGGTCTAAATAAAGAGTACGATATTCTTGTACTTGAGTAATATCGATTTCTTGTGAGACAAGTTTTCGTAGTTTCGGGATTGTCGTGTCTTGACCAATGGATGCATAGGCTTTCTGTACAGAATGGAAGAAACAATTTCCATCTCCAGGGCTTTTAAGAATACGGTAATTCGGATTTTTCATGTTTTGTGAAATCCAATTTTGACTGGAGTTTTTACTTGGTTCATAGGAATCGCGGATTTTCTTGGCGGTATCTTTGGTTTCTTCAGGATAATTCGCTTCTTCGGAGGCAAACTCGGGTTCATCCATTTCAGTAAAAAGATTGTCTTTGGTGAGTTTTTCGTTTTCGTTGCTATCGGTATTGTCACCATTGGCTGTTTTTTTACTGTTTTTTGACTTGGACTTGGACGCAGACTTGGACTTGGGTAATGCAAGAAGTTCGTCTTCATCCTCTTCATCGCAATCATGGTCAGAACCATCATCATCATTATCTACAGTATCTTCTACAGAATCATTATCAGTAGGTTTATTGTCCGTCGTCTGTGTCTCTGTTTCCTGTAAAGATTCATTGTCCAGGTCCGATCCCGAGCCCGAGTCAGAATCAGAATCATCTGGTGCACGAAATCCATATTTGTCGAGATATTCTTTGGTGACATGAGAGAAAAGGAGTGGTTTGCCTAATTTCAAAATATCAATATCACCATCTTTGTCTCGTAAATCAATTCGATTCCGAGACAATATTTCGTAGACACCGACTTTTCCACGGACTTTGCGTTTTTCGCTAATCAAGTAAATCGGATAAAAATAGACACCAAAATGAGAGAAATCGTTATGTTCTTTCCCTAAAGTCATATGATAAAATACTTCATCCGAGAGAATATCACACAAGTACACGACAGAATCATGTGCTTTATCTTCAGAGTCCATGCGACGGGTTTCGACATATTCGATTTTGGTATGCAATGCTGACTTGACCATACTGGATTACTGGATTAATCGTATTGTATATGATATATGTTATATACATATGTATTTCTATACAGTAAAAAATATATATGAGAATTATTTCATATATATTTGTAAGATTGGTTGAATTACGAGAGATACAGTCATGATATTCACTTTGGCGATAATTTCATTATACAGTATAATTGATGATTTTTATGAGTATATACATGCACAAATCGAATCATATGTAGGTACGCACCATTATAGTAATTATATGAATGAAACACTATTATCCGATAACACACATGTGTATTTTTGCATTAAAACAATCAATATTTTTTCATTCTATATTTTCATATTAATTGTGAGTAAACAAATATATAGTTGGAATTCGTCGTATATACGCTCATTTGCATTACCAATCGTGTATACACAGTATATTATTAAGAATGTATTACGTAACGAAGTGTCATTATATGAATATGAGTCGAACCGTAATGTCATGTGGATTTTCGCAACAATTCCGATGTTAGATATGTATTGTTATGCAAACAAGCGGACATTGTTGGATATTAGCGCAGTATATCATATTTTGCCGATTATCGTAAATAGTATTATTCATCCACTAAAATATGCAGCAGATGTTAACATGAAATATTTATATTATACTGTAAAATGTATGTCATGTATGTCGATTTGTCGGTTTATTTACACGTTATACGTATATCATAGTCATTTACTATTTACAAATATGATAATATTTATTTGGTCTATTTTTACAGTAATCAGTATGATAGAAATCGGTAATCTAGTAGATATACAATATTTGCAAGTATTTTACTTGTGTAGTGATGTACTATCAAAGACATTAATCAATGTAGTTGTACATGACCATATAGAGAGACAGACACAGTTGAAACAAAACACAGATTTGCAATCAATACAGTTTATATCATGTATGTTGAATCATATTCGGTCATATCGTACAGATAATGTAGCAATATCCAAGCAATGTGAGCATGTGATTGAAATGGTAAAACAAGTGTTTACATCACATATACCGGATAATGAAAATTTATTGAAAATGGAATTATTGTCAAAATTATTGCCATTCGGATTAGAACAACAAGTAATCAATATGGGGAAAGTCGAGACCAAACAAAATGATGAACAGCGATATGAAAATATATGCATTTTATTTACGGATGTAGTGAATTATGCAGAATTGGCGTCTAAATTAGATTCAAACACGATTTTCCGAATATTGGATAACATGTATCGATGTTTTGATGGTATTATCCGTAAATATAAGTTTTTACAGAAAATCGAGACAATCGGAGATGCATATATGGTTGTTGGTGACATAAACCGTACAAATTCATTAGAATATAAACATGTGGTAGAAAGTATGTTAGAACTCGCATTGGAACTGTTAAAAGAAATCCAGAATATAAAAACGCCGAGTGGCGATGAATTACATATTCGGATTGGAATGCATATAGGCGGGGTAAGTATTGGTGTATTAGGTACAGAAATTCCTAGATTATGTATTGTAGGAAACACAGTAAATATTGCATCACGTTTACAATCGACATGTCCGGTCGATAGCATACATTTTAGTCGTGAAATAAAGACATTCTTACATGGGTATACTGTAAAAAATATGCGTTTTATTTCGGAAAAACATGAACGGACTTTCTTGAAGCATATTGGTACGATGACGACGTATAGTCTGAAGCCAATATTTGATGGTAATCCGGATAAACTGACGAATGAATCCAGTACATATACATTAGATGAGACAAGTCATGGGGAATATAGTAAGGAAAATAGCAAAATCAATGAAATCTAGGACTTATCAGATTTTACCCAAACATAAATAAATTCGCTATATTTGTTGGTATCGGAACGTTGTTTTTTCTTCAATGGGAATTTCTTGTGTGCTTTGCCGAGAATCGGGATACATGCATCTTCATATATTTCTTTGGGAACATTGAGACAATAATGACCATTGTGTTGTAAATGTTTCCAAGTTTCACGGAATACTGGAAAATAAAAGGATTCGTGCCATTCTTCTTTTGTTTTCTCTCGAGTATCATTATTTTTACGGCGATACATTTCTAGGTCATAATATGGTGGGGAAGTAAATACTGCATCATATGTTACAGTAGAATAATCAAAAGTAGTTGCATCTTGGAAATGTAAATCAATCGTTGTCTCGTTTTCATTTTCTTGGTCTTGTAAGAAATCGGTCAATTCTTGATATGGTTTTTCTAAATGCGGGTTTGCATCAATTCCAATATATGCGTCTAATCCTAATGCATATGCACCGACAAGTCGTCCACCCCAGCCCATGGTGAAGTCCAAGACACGTGTTGCATTTATTTTACAGTAAACTTCCATGGCGACAATTGGACGGAAAATAGAAATAGACGAGAAATACAGATTAAAAATATATTTGAATTTCCGTAATTCATCTATTTTACGGGTTTTGTAGAAATCGATCATTTTCTTAATATAAGGGATTTTACGATAATGGGCGCGATGTTTCCAGAATGTATAGAAATCGATTTGTTGGTGACCTTTTGTGTGTAATCGTTCTTTCATGGTAAAACGGTCAACGATGGTATTACCTGTACGGGTTACAGATGATGCACGCTTTGCGCCTTTACAACCCATGGATTTCAGTTTCTTATATTCGGTTTGCATTTGAGTGTCGGTAATTGGATTTAAGATTTTCCTGATATTGCTTTTTTCTGTAGAAGTTGGTTTGGCGGGAGAGAGAATGGATTTCTTGTTGGATTTCTTGTTGGATTTCTTTTTTGGAGTTTGTGCATGTTTCCGTGGTTTCTGTTGTTTTTTTGTACGAGACATATATGTGAAATAGAGCGGTACAACTATATAATATATATATTAAGGATGAGACCAAAAAGTTTGGTTCCATATTATTTACGATGAAACAGTAAAAAACGAATCATGCATGAACGATTTCTGTACAACAAACAAAACAGACTTTACATTTTACAGTATATTCGTGAAAACAGAAATCACACACATATCGGCTATCATGATTTGAATAGCAATCCGAGCAGAAATATCTAATCAACCGAAAACGCACATTTTGATATTGTTTACAGGATGAACAGCATTTATCTTTCATGGAATCTGGATGTTCTAATCGAAAGAAATCTGTAAGAGGTATCTCTCGGTGTAGTGATACAATGGAATGACACATCACACAGGGGAATCCGGTAGCAGAATGTTTTGTACGGCAATCTGTACAGATACAATATTGGGTGGCTCCATTGCAATATATACACACATCATGTATTTGAATTGGTGAGAGACATTGAACATCGGGATTTTTACAGTAAAAGCATGAAGGTCTTCACAAAGACAGCTTGTCCTTTAGACGCATATGTCTACGATCTAATGAGAGAATCACTCATACACTTAACGAATAGATGATGGTAGTAACATAACACGGATAGTTGTGTGATGGCATATGAAT